TTTTATCTGGCATATTTATTCGGTTTAATGTATTATTCAATTTATATATCTTTATATGCTTGAAAAGTAGCAAGTTTTAACAAAAACTTAATTTTAAAATTTTTTTATCCCAAAACTTTTTGTTATATTATATTTAAATAAAAATTATTATTATGTCAATTTTTATAAAAGAAATGCGGGAAATATTTTTAAACCAATTTCCCGGAAGAATTTCAAAGATTCACTCTCGTGATGAATATTTTAAGATTAAACGAGTTAATCAAAATACGTTTGATGGTCATCACGAGATTACACAAAAAAAATTCGATCACTGTATCGAAACACATTTTGAAAATGAAAACCACCGGCTAGAAGGAACGAGTTTTTATAATAAAATTTCTGGAATCATTCCATGTCATCTTGTTAAACATAAGTGTTCCACAAGAATTACATATGACATCTTCCCCAAAAATTTTTTAAAATTAATAAAAACATTAGATGTAGTAGAAGTTTAAATTTATAATTTTTCACAAATAAATTTATCTTTTATAGGCTCTTGTGTTTTAATATGTGTATAATATTTATTTTTAGAAATTTTTAATTTTTTAAGAACTTCTTGAACTCCGTCAAGTATAAATTCTTCTTTTGTTTCAATATTAATACATTTTATCTTATTTCTAAGATATTCCCATCTATCTCCTTTTAATTCTATATCTAAATCTTTTAATTTATCTCTAGTTCTATTAGAATTGAACATAGGATTTTCATTTTCGGTGAGTTTATTTTTGCGTCCTTCAGATATTTTAATTTTTACATCATCTCTTTTAGCAGGATTTAAATTTCCCATTTTACAATTTGAATATCTTTCAATCATTTCTGGTGTTCTAATTTTCCCTTTATTAGCATCAGATATTCGTTTTGAATATAATTCTTTATTAGGATGGTGAGTATATGTATCTCCTCCAAAACTATTTACTGCAATATTATATCCTAATGGACTTAAACATGGTAATTTATTTATCCAATAAGTTTCTCTCAAAGAATGTTCTTCGGGAGTTTTACAAGTTTCTATTATTTCTTTAAGAAAATTTTCTTTGCTATATTTTTTTATTGCTAAATGTAATAATTTTCCACTTCCTAAATATTCTGGATTATTATATTCATCTTTACCAACATAAATTTTATTATTAATAATGTTAGTTGTCTTATAAATAATATATTGTTTTTTCATGTTTATTTTATATATTCTCATCCCAAAAGAAAAACTAAATATTTTTGTTAAGTTTTAGTTAAATAAAAAAGAGAGAATTATATAATTCTCTCTTAATTTAAATATTTAGTTTAAGTAAAGTCCTTAACTGTCTATTAGACAATGGTTTCGTCCCAGTAGTCACACGCTAAAGTGAATCCAGTAATTTTAAATACTTCTTCATTTTTATAATCTAACGGTACTTCAGGAATTCCAGTCATTGGGAATGCATAATACAATTTCCATTGCCAAAATGGTCTTGATCCTCTATCATATAATGTAATCAATGTCCAAGGAGCCACGTAATCAGCCTTTAATCCTGTTCTACCTGTTAATGGATCATATACTAAATCGCACCATTTTCTTAATAATTTTACTGTATACGCACTTGGTGTAGTATCAACGTTAACTTCAAAATCAAATGCTACATCCATTGTAGTTTTCTCTGGTTTTGCACCAGCAAAACGTCTTTCAGCCCACTTATACCATTGAGATGCTAAAGTTGTAGGAAAAGAATGAGATTGTAAACCACTAAGATTAGTAATACCTTCTAACATTAAATTCGTACTTTCTTCAGTTGCACCAACTGCTGTAGGTAATGAAATTTGTACTGTAAACAAATTTTGATATACTGGTTCATACAACTTTTGTGCTGCTCTAGTATTTCTAAAATGGGATAACCCATATAAACCTTGACTTGTGAAATTTTCAGCCATATTTTTTACTTATTTTTTATTTTTATTCTTTTATTGTGTAGCATTATTTCCTGAACTTACTGAACCTTCTGAATTAACTGTAAATCTTGCAACAATTTTCTTAAGAGCTCCGGTAACCCAAAGATCAATATCAATAAGTCCAAAACCATCAGCAATTATTGATGCTGAATTATTATCATCATCCATTTGCAATGTATATTTATAAATTGCACCAGCATCTTTAACTGTTTCAAGTATAGGAGCTACAGAATTAATTATATTTAATCTTGTAATTGGATTATTAAAATCAAATACAAAATTTTGAAGAACTTCATTAATTTGAAGTTCTAATGTATTAAGTAATTCTCTAACATGTAAATTGTTATAATCGCTTTTTACATTTTGAAATGCAGTTGCGTTAGCATAAATCATTGTTTGACCAGTTGCGGGTCTTTCAATAATTGAATTATAACCAAACGGTTCAAGATAATTTCTATCAGTTTTATCTATCATATATTCAACACCTGAAAGTGCTGGATTAGAAAGAATACCATTTCTATTTGCAACAATTGCATAAGGATTTCCACCTAAAAATTTTCTTGCATATGCATTTGCAACATCTGCTGCAGGTGGAATATCTATTAATTTTCCATTTTCACTATATTTAAGAAATGGACCAAATACTCCACAATATTTAGATCCTAATTCTTCATTAGGTAATGAGAATTTAAATGATCTTGGCATATCTGGATTTCCACCTTGTGCAATAAATGCTGAATTAAAAACAGGTTTAGGATCAACACCAGATACATATGTATCTACAAAATATGGATTTTGTGATGCTGAAAACTGTTTAATAGCAGGTGCACTTAAAATAGCAGTACATTTTCCTCTTTTTTTAGCAAGTGATGATAACCATGATTTTCCACCCATGTTAGCTTGTAATCCATAACCCATTGTATCTACTATATAACGATATTGAATCATATCGGGATTTGTTAATCCTCTTAATATTCCAGAATCATGTAACATTCCATAAATTTTCTTAATGCCTTCTTCAACATTTGGTGAACCGGCAGTTGTGAATCCGGGAGTATGTCTATTTGTAATACGTAATCCATTTAATGCAATTACTTTATAAGCAGTATTAATAGAAGCATCTTCTATTGATTTTTGTATACTAAGATTAAGTGATGAATCTCCTGATGAATAACCTGAAATAGGTTCGGGGGTTTCACAAAAAATTGATCCATCTGAATGAATATATTTATTAATAATTCTAGTTATTCCTGGTTGAATAGTTGCACCTGATTTAACATATGTACCAACACTTAATTTTGAATTATCAGAAGCATCTAATAATTTAAATACTTTTCCAGTTGTACTTATTGATCCATCTGTATCAATTAAATAAATACTAATATCTGTATGTAATACACAATTACTTACATCTAAACTATAACTTAAAAATGAAGTAGAAACATCTGCTGATGAAGTTCCTTGTTCAATAAGATTATGTCCTACTAAATCAACTAAATAATTAGCAGCTGTAGATCCAGTTCCATCACCGATTTCCCATTGATTATTAGTATCTTCATCCCAAACTAATTGATCTAAAGCATCTTGATTAACATTTAATAATATTCCAGTTAATGATACAGAACCATTTACAACTGTTTCTATATATTGTTCAGAACCAGTTTGATCTTTAAAATCAGGAATAATTGTTCCAACCCATGATCCAACTAAACCAACATTATCAGCATTAATAAAATCATTAATTTTACTAGGAATTAAACCATTAGTATTAAAATATTCTGAGTAATAAGGATCTGATGATAAATTAGAATAATTAGTCCAAGTTCCTTCAAATGCAATAACTTGTATAAAATAATCTTCCATTAAATCATATGGACGAATCCATTCATAAGGAATATTAGCTTCTGTTCCATACCATTCAACTGCTGTAATACCATATCCTTGTAATCCAATAGCTTTTCTTACAATAAATGATAATTGTTTAGTTCCAATATTTGCCATTGAAAGTAATGGAGCACTTACATTAGTAGTAAGTGAAAAACCGTTATTAACAACACTTTGTAAATAATCTGCATCAGGATTCCAAAATCTTTCTCTGTTAAAAAAGTTTATGTACATATCATATTTTTCATCAACTGGAGTTAAAGTTGAATATGCACTTGTATCAACAGAAAGAGCTATATAATCAACACTATCAGCTGCATATCTAGAAGGACCTGTAGAAACTTCATTAACGTTAAGTAAATTAATTGCAAAAACTGGTGCAGTTAATAAACATGTTTGAATTGATCTTTGGAAAAAAGATCCTTTTCTTTCTAATTTAGTATCTATTGGGCCGTAAAATCTTGTTAAATCTCTAGTAGATCGAATAAAAACTGGGGCATTGAAAGGACCTTGTGAAGAAAATCCAGGTACCAATCTTAATGTTTGAGTAGTAACTTGTATTCTTTCAGATTGATCAACTTCAACAGTATAAACACCGGCTGATTTAAATTGAGATAAATCTAATGCTATTCTTGCCATATTAATATATTTTATTTTTATTATTTATTCTTATATTTTTTGTACTTAAGTACTTTTTATATAATATATGCTTTTATTATATATTAAAAAATAAAGAGTTTAAAATTAACCTTTTTTAAATCCGTAACGATTAGGAACTTTATATCTTCTTTTAGATTCTGCCCCAACTTTAAATATATCATTTAATGTTTTTATTTCCGTGGGCACGAGTTCTTCTTCTTCATTATATAACGAACTAAACATACTATCTGGCATATCAGTTTTTATTTCTAATCTATTTAATAATAAATTCATTAATCTTTTTTGAGGACTATCTGGCAGATCTTCTAATATATCATATAATCTATCTTCATAAATTGGTTCTTCATGTAATCTAGAAATATTTAAAGTAGCCATTACTGTATCATCATGAGTTCCTATTCCTTGATATTTTCCTTTACTATTTTTTCCAAATGAAGCAAATTCTAAAACTGTTATATTATCATTAGGTAAAAGAGTTTTTGCTCTAATCATTGCTCTTCCAAATTTACAAAATTGTTCCTTATCATTTCCTATTTTAAACCCAGCTTTCTTTTTAGGCGGATTATCGCCCAAAACAGGTTTTGTATGATATGTTCTCATTACAACATCATCATAAAATTCATCATGTCCGGAAAATATATTAAGAAAATATTTTCCGTTAAAATTCATTTCTAAAACTAAAATACATATTTCACCTCCTAATTGATCAAATACAATTGACCTAGCTACTTTTGCTGCAACTTCTTCATCTTTTAAATTATCTCTATATAAACCTATTTGATTTAATCGAAACATATTTTTCAAAAAATATTCATCATTTCTTAATCGATTTATTTGTACTAAACTTTTTGGTTCCAATTTATAAATACTAAGAATATTATAATCATTATCTTTTAATTCATCTGCATCTTTTCCTTCTCCAGTATCTACTGAAACCACAAATAAATTTTTAGTTTGATCAAAATCTTCGTTTGGGTCAAAATCTTTTCTCCATTTTAAATTACGATAAAGTTCTTCTTCTAAATCTGTTTTATCAAGATCTTTAAAAATATATTCTTGTTCAGTTCTTTTCATAAATGCTGCTTCTTTAGAACCTAAAAGTAAATTTGAATCTGCGTTAAATTTTAATTCAAATTCTTGTGCAAAATACTCGTCACTAAAATTATTTTTTGTTTCTTGAGCCCATACTTCATCATGTTCCGGAACTTCCCAATAATCAACTCTTTTATATAAAAAAGTATTTTTTTTCTTTACTGCTTTATCCCATATTTCATAAAATAAATTGCCTTGACCTTTTGGAGTTGATGATATAATACATTGTGAAATTTCAGATGATGCTAATGTAGGATAAACTGATCTCCAAAAATCACCAACAATACTTGGAAGAATATGAGCAAACTCATCCGCATATAACACGTGAATAGTAAAACCAATTTGTGCTGTTTTAGTAGTAGCTTGTGAAAGTAATTGGCAACCATTATCTAATCTCATTCCAGTTTGACCAGCAGTAATAATTCCAGGTTTTAAGAAAAATGGTAATCCTCTAAATACATCTTTTACTTTTGAAACAATTTCAATAGCAGTATCTTGTTTATTTGCAAGAATTGCCAAATTTCTATCAGTATGAAAACAAAGATACCATGAAAAAAATGCAGCAATTGTAGTAGTTTTTCCGGTTTGTCTAGCGGCCATTAAAATAAAATTTCTTGCAACTGGACCCATTTCACCTAATTTATCTTTCCATTCTTCTTCAGATAATTGAGATAATATTTCTTTTTGAAATTTTCTTAATTTTACAATTATTCTACCATAATCAGTTAAAAATCTACAATATTTTTCAACAAAATAAACAATATTATTTGCACATTTTTCAAATTCTTGAATTTCAGCTTGTGTATGCTTAAATAAAATCTTTCCGGCTTTTAACTCAACATCTCTATCATGAAAACAACCCATATCTACGTCCATTCCATAACGTAGTTTTTCTATAGTTTGATCAATTAATACTGTTGTCCATACAGTTGAATGTGCCATAATGTTTTAAGTATATATCACTAAGTGATATAATTTAAGAA